ATTGTATAGTATCATTATATATACTATCTCTAAGTATAGTCTTAACTATATCCTACCCCCTAACCCCCTTACTTGCTGTAACGTAAATAGTCTATGTTTGAGTTGCGACTGTATTTATGACCTTAGGTTTAATCTTTAACTCCTTTCTAACACTATCTATCTACTGTACAAGCTTATCATTTACATTGCGTAACTAAGACATATCTAGTTTTAAAACGTTATTAGCCTACTCAGAACCATTTAGTATATTCTGGTAAGCTTCAACGTTGTTATTAGCTATTTCTAGGCTCTCTGAGAGGCGTTTATTCCTGTTGTATAGATTTATACTAACAAAGGTGAGAACGCCTATCAGAACGCCTATAAATGCCTTATACGCGACTCTTTTGTTTTTTAGCACTAGGCTAATCATCATCGCTAAGTTCATTTTCTACTATATTGTTTGCAATACCACTATCAGTCAACATTGCTCTTATCTCTCCAACCTTAGTATTTACATATGCTGATACACCGAATATACTTCCAGCATATACAAACGTTTGTGCAATATACCATAATATACTATCTTCTATATTATGTTGGTTTAAAAAGAAAGATAAAAATGCTAGTGTTATACCACTTATTATTGACATAGTGGCAGTTGAATATTGTACTAAATCTTTGTGATGCCTTTTCATGATATTTCTATTGTTACTTTTCCTTTTTTACAAGCATCTCGTATAATCGGGTATAGTTTATCAACAAATGGTTTTGAGTTGATAACCTTTCCAGTAACCTTGTTCTATCCAAGTAAGATACATCCTTCTGAATCGTTTGCTGTATTTCCAGCATGTATCAATACACCGTCAAATGAATTAACATTAAGTAGTCTTGGAGTATATCTTTTAAACCTTGGAGAATAAGCCCACACTACTTCATACTTACCGTATGGAATAGCGGTTTTTCCTTTAATCTTTGTCTCTCCGTTATCGAAGACACCGTTCTTATTTAAATCTCTAACTTTATCCTCAATAGTGTCACAAAAGTATTCACCATCAATATAAAGCTTTCCTATTGTATATGTATCGCGTAGAGCAATACGTTTAAGCTCTAGTTTCATATAATTAAGTTTTATAGGATTATCTAATATAATCCTTTAATATAAACTGTTCACCTTTATCTATAGTCATAGTTCTAAGATTATTAGAACCCCATCCAGGCTGATACAGTGTTACAACTATAACTACTCTATATCTACCCAATGTTTTCTAATCTTGAGCTGGGAAATACATCTCAATCTCATTCTTATTAGCAGTAACTCTAGAAGGTGCTAAATATTCTTTTGGTATAATCTTAAACTGTTTAGACCTTACACCGAATCCATTATAAGATGGGAAGAAGTGATAATCATCAATTGGACCAAACATTCCACCATTGAATACTTGTTGATTATATGGTAGCCAGTTATAACTAAATCTACCAGTATAGTTCAAATCGTATTCTGTTGGTGAATAGTATTGTGGATATCCAAAGTTATCTAAATTAACATATGCTTCTTCATCCATATTCATAACATAACATCTAAGTTGCTTAATTGCTGTGTTATCGAAATCAGATAATTCATCTAATGTAAAGGTTAGTTTAATATCAGTACCTATCGTATATTTTGGTGTTTCCATTTACATTTTGTATTATAACAAAAAAGCTGAAGTAGGGCTAAGCCCAACCCCAGCTAGATTGTGTGTTAGTTAAAATTAAAGCTTAATTGAAGCTACTGATTCGTTAACATCAGCAGGAACAAAAGCTGCAAGAGCTGTCTTAATAGCAGCACCTTTACCTTCTATTGGGTAAATCTCTACAGATTGTTTAGCAATTCTGTGGAGGTCGTCAGCAGAACGATACATGTTCTCAAATTGGAGAGTAATAGCATCATACTTACCATCAAGCTTAACATTCATTTCTGGAAGGTTAGCTTCGATAAGAGTACCATTACCACGGTTAAGAATACCATCGTAACCCATAGCAGCAGCTTCACGGTCACGTACATACTTAGCAGATGCTGTGTAAACCTTACCAGGAGTCTTCTTAATTTCAAGACCAGGGAGAGATACTTTCTTATTAGAGCCAATTGCGCTAATACCTGCAATATCGTTATAAGCAACCCAAACACTTACGCTGAAACGTACTGTAGCAGCAGGACTGATAGAATTAACTGAGTTATCATCATCATAAGGCATAGCTTCAAGAGTCAAAACACCAGCGTTATCTTTAGCTATAACACGAGCTCTCTTGTGGTCCTTGTTAATTATAGCTTCAAGTGCCTTAGAAATCTTAACAGGTGTATCACCTTCTTTTGTAACATATTCATAAGATTCTGTCCATTTGCGATAACGAGTATTCATATCTTTATAAACGATACGAAGAACTACACTGTGACCAGAAGTCTTAAGTTTATCCAATACATTTACATCAGTAACAGTAGTGAAATTAACTGCTACTTTTTCAGCTTCATCAGCCTGATACTTTTCACAAGCGAAGTTTTTAATAGCATCCTTTTGAATTGGGTTTGTCCAATCAATAACAGGAGCGAACTTCATAGTGCCATCAGGTTCAATTACTGTAGAAACTTTCTTTGTTACAAGACCGATTCTAATAGCTTTAGCAGAAGCACTAACTGTAGCAACACCAACGTTTGGATTCTCCATATCAGCTATAATAAGCTTACCAACGCTGTCAATCTGTTCAGCTTTATCTTTAGCAAGTGTTGAGGTGTCAGCTGCAATAAGCTCACCAACGTTACTTACAAAAACGTCATTTACATATGTAATCATAATATAATGTTTTAAATTAATTTTTTCTACTCACCGCACACTCATTGTATATATAATACACAACCACGGCTTTCCACGTTAAAATTATTCTTGTGTCATAACCTCCTGAGTTATAGACTTATATCTAGCATTACCAGTATTCTCTAAATACATTTGTGCTGCTATTTTAATAATCTCAGGCATTGTTATGTTATCAAAATCTTGGTAATCATCAAAAGGATTATCAAGTGTTATCTTGCTTGGTTTTCTTAAATATCCAAGCACGTATTCCTATATTTTATAGTTTTTATCCGTAAGAAGTTTACAACCAGTAGCTGTACAAACTCTTAATGGTCTAGCTATTCCATACTTGTAATGGAAATCTGTTAGACTATTTGTAACTCTATACATAAAACTATCAGATGTACATTCAAATATACTAGTGCTATATTTATTACCACCATCGTTATTTGTTATTATTACATCTTCATTTAAAGAGAATAAGAAATCATCTGGATAATTTTCAATTTCATATACATCATACAATGGGTCATTGTTATTATAATTGAACGTAGTATACTTTTTACTTGTGTATAAGTTAATTAAATCGTTTCTACGCTTCTCATTTTGTTCGTATGATGTTTTATGTATAAAGTCGCTATTAAACCTTACCTTAGTAAATTTATCAACAGCTTGGTTAATCCAGAATAAAGAATCTGTAGTTGTTGGCTTTTTAATATCGTTTATAACACCAATCTCGGTTTCAAAGGCTTCAAGTATGTCTATGTATTTCATTCTTCATCCTCCTTTTTGTTATTAGCGGCATCTTTAAGAGCCTACATCTATTGTTTGGCTTTACGCTTCAGACTCTCTAATGTAACACCATATTTATATGTATAAATATATAACTCTACAGCTCCTTTAACTATATCCCAGAATGCTGTATATGGCAATTCACATGGCTCTTCTGGATTTTTTAGTATTGAAAATTCTCCAGGTAAAGAGTAATATGTAACATACACACTATCAACTTCAGTATACTTATCGTGAAATAGCTACGCATTATGAGTCTAGTCAGCACTATCTGCAATTGATTCTAACACGACTACTGGGTTTCGTATTATAGCACCATTGTCTATTAATGTATCAATGACTTCATTGACATCGTACTCACTGCAAATTTTATTAGACAACATGTGTGTTTGTTTTACAATCCCAACTCCAGGTTGAACAGTGTTAGTTTCTTGTGGATGTTTATAAGATTTAGAACATATAGAAGAGCTGTTTATATACATATAATAATCAGCTGGTAGTAAGAAGTGTTTAACATTCTTATATTCTTCTTTATACTATTGAATTGGATTATCAAATACTCTACATTTCTCAGTTTTAATAAGAGTTCTAAGTCTATCTTGTATACTTGGAATTGCTTCTTGTCTATCTTTAACTTGAATAAGTTGTATCATTAACTATTGAACATACTGTTGACAATATTCATTTAGAAACTTATAAATGGTTTCTGTATCAACTTTATTCTCAATTTCAAACGAAGGGTCTATTTCTATTAACCTACGTTCAAATTCCATTCCTAATTGGTATGTCTATTCTATCGTCATGATTCAAACCCTCTCAATTGTGCTTTAGTTTGCATTCTAGGAGACTCAACTGTTTCCATAGACATTACTAAAGCTAAGTTAATAAGCTCTTCAGCCATAGTATCTGATAATTCAAACTCAATATCATTTTGTTCTTGTATTGGTTTGTTTTTATCAGCAAACTTCTTTGGCATTTTTATATATTCTACAATAGCACTTGCGAATATTATTTGCTATCCAGTACCGTTTATAAAGTCATTGCCAGCAGCAATCATTATAGATTTATCTGTTATACAATAAACTGGATGTTTAGTCCATGGTTTATTATTAACACTAGATAAAAATTTATTAAACTGTAATGATGTTACCTGCTTAGCATAAGCCTACATTTTAATTGGTTCAAGTTGCCCAATAGTTGTATTTGTTAAATATACATTTACAACATATAACATCTAATTCTTATCAAATGGTACAACACTATACATGTTTGTCTAGACATTACCTGGTCCATTTAAATCTTCTTGGATATATGTAACAAGCTATTGTAAATCTTCGACTGCTTTCTCATCACCTTCAAATGGCATCTTCCTTATATTGTTACCTGTAAATTTTTGAGCTATTAGAGCTAAGTATGCTTTGTCTAGTAATGTAGCAATCTCATAATCAGTTAACGACGGATATGACGTGGTGACATTTTCCTTGTCATATTCAATCATAAACTTTTCGTATATATCTGCATGCGTCATACGTCGTTTAAGTTTTATTATTTATTATTTGTTTCGTTAATAATAACAAGCTTTAAATCCTGATTCTTTTTATTATCTAAATAAGCTATAGCCTCTTGAAGTGATGTAGCAAACATATCTGAACCATAATAATAGTTCGTTTTATCTTTACGAATTACACCTTTAGAAATAGCTTCTTCAATAATAAATTCTGTGTCTTTAGTTTTATTATCAATCCACTTATCGAAGAACTTTTTAGGATTCTTATCAATAAGTGTAAATAATGTAGATTCTACTAATTCATTTGATAGGTCATCTGATTTAACACCAAACAATCTAAGACACTTACGCATTTGTTCTAAGCTAAGCTTATCAAATTCACGAATAGCATCTCTACGAAGTTTGTTAATCTTATTCTGTTCTATAGCTTCAGCCTGGCGATTAATCAGCAAGTAATCCTTGCCTGCATCAAGTTTATCAAGCGAAGTAGCAACTCTTTTATGACCAGTTAGGAATTTAATAATCATTTCCTGACGTGGGATAGAATCATCTAAAAGTAATGGTTTAGCACCAATCTTTACACAGAAGGTTGTCCAAAATTCACTTGTACGAGACAAATGACCTTCATTATAACCTAAAGCTTTTTCAAAATGTTTTTCATCTTCTGGAGTAAGTCCAGTATATATCGAGCCTGACCTTGTAAAATAAGGGGCGATATAATCAAAACATCTGCTGTACTTTAATAAGCCAGCCCATGGATTTTTTTTCTTAATTCTTAATTCAACTACCATAATATTGTTTTAAATTAGTGTTGTTCCATATATAATATAAAGGCGCCCCATCTATAGGGGCTAACCTTATATATATTATACAGATTTTATTTTTGATTAGGCTGTGTATTCTGAATCATCAGCATCGCAGTAAAGTACACCGCAAGCCAATGGGTTTCTAACCATGATACCCTCTTCGCCTAAGAAGTGAACCTGATAACCATCACGGCTATTAGAACGTAGAGTATCTTTTGAAGAACCGTAACCACTTGGGATTACAGAACCACCTGTACACCATTGTACAAATTCACGACCCTTACGACAAACCTTAACAATGTTAGCCTGACCATCACGCATACCGAGGTCAAGGAACAAGAATGTGTAAGACATCAATGGTTTGCCTGACAGTGGGTGCAATTGACGGAACATTTCCATGTTATCAAACAACGCACACTTCTTAAGAGTCAATTCGATACCGTTTGTCATCTTGTAAGTTGTGAACTGACCACCAAGTGTCAACTCTTGACCATTACCAGTGATGAACTTAGTATCGATGAGCTGCATATTAGCAACTTTATCTTTAAGGATACGGTCGAATTCACGGAATCCCATCTCTCCTGTAAGAGCGATGAACTTACGTTCGTTTGTACCAAGCATGTTGTAGCAAAGGTCAAACAAGTAATCTTCGAGCAACTCTGCTGTTAGAGTTGTATAGTAACGTGTATTAGCTGGGCTAATTTGTTCAAACAAACCTGCTGAGATTGCAACGGGACGTCCATTTGTACCGCGATTAGAATATGTACCATCAGCGTTACGGTTAGACTTAGCGAAAAGCAATTGATACTCTTCACGTTTCTTCCATTCACGAAGAGCCAACCAGTATTGATAGTCTGCCCACAAGTAAGACTTCTTACCTGTTTCAGGGTCTGTAAGAGCGATAGCTAATACAGTAGAGTAAGCATCACCTGTAATATCGTAAGAAAGACGCATTGTCATCAAGTTATTACGCATCTTAAATGGAGTCTGATAGTTCAGGATGTCTGCCTCATCTGAATACTCTTCGTAAGCAGAACCGATACGGCTTACCTGACGACCTGGGAGCAAGTATTCAGAAGGAATATATGCACCAGAACCTGCATCAGCAACGTAGCATTCGTAAACCCAAGCGCTACCATCTTGATAAGGTGTACCAGAAACACGAACCTGGAATCTATAATTGTCGAATGACAAGATTGCACCAGGACCGAAGTACTTCTCTTCAAGAGCAATGTAAATTGGAGAGTTACCAATACCAGCGGTAACCTGTGTACCAGCTGTAATTAGTTGACCATTCCATTTTGCGTAACGAATATTTACAGCGTGGTCTTGGTCGATTTGAACAGCCCACTTATATTCTCTATTTTCGATAGTCATTGTTTTACCAAGACCACCAGTAATCATATCAATGGTAGTTGATACACCATCATCTTTAGTACCAAATACAAGAGATAAGATACCCGCAACTTCATGAGGCTTTGTCAACAAAGCATTAGAAATCATATTTTCGTCTACAAGGTCAGAGAAACGTTTTCCTCTGTACAACTGTAAACCATTAAGTAAAGTATTATTCATAATTATTTATAATTTATTTTATCTTAAAATAGACCACTTACTAATTCAGCCGCACTTTTTTGTTTTTGTTGTGAGTTATATGTAGTGTGGTTTTTAGAAGTATGTCTAAGTAGTTTTCTAAGTTTTTCAGCAGCGGATGTTTCACCGTCGCGCTTAGCACCAGAAACTAAAGCATCACCCTTCATTGTAAAATAAGCAGACTCAATTAGATTCTTTGAAAGATTAGCATTAAAGTCTTTCTGATATTGAGAAATACCATCTTGGTCAACTTTAAATATATAATCATAAAGAGCAGCTCTATCTTCTTTTGGGATAGAGATACCTCTAATAGAATCTAAGCTACTGATATCTTGAGATACGTTTTGGAAGAATTGTTTATTTTGCTCCTCCTGTTGTTTAGCAAGCTCTTCTTGCTGTTTTCTACTCTCTTCGATTTCTTGCTGTCTAATGAACTTTAAACGCTCTAGAGCATCCTCTGATTCATCATACAACATATCAGCATCTTCATATCTACTAATTTTATTATTAATCTGTTCATCAGTATAACCATTATATTTCAATAGTTCTCTAATTACAGATTTCTGGTTAGACTCATTTTCTAGGTCTAAGTTTTCAAATGATAATGATTCCTGTTGTTTTGCGTAGAAGTCTTCAAACTTACCACCATTCTTAACATATTCGTCAAGTTTAGCGATTCTGTCATCAGCATACTTTGGTACAGAGTTTTGTTCAACAACTTTACCAAGATATTCTGTAAACTGGTCTACAGTAACAGGTTTGTCATCATCGTTAAAATCCGTCATATTCCAACCCAAAGATTCCCCGACTGCATCAAACAGAGCTGAAACTTGTTGAGCTTCAGTTACTTCTTCTTCAGACGGTTCAGAATCATCACTGTTATCAATATCATCATTGATGTCAGTATTATCTTTATCATCATCCTTTTTAGAGTTGTTTAAAATATGTTCTGGGACATCACTATCATCATTACCAACAGTGAACTCGCCCTTGTTTTCATCATCCTCAGAGTCGCCATCTTCGGTGTCTGGAGTTTCTTTTTCAGTATCTACCTCAACAACACTATCTTGTCTACCCATGTTTGTTACATCTGTAGTATCTGTAGTCTCAGCGCCATTTCCATAAATAGAACCGAGCATTTCATCAAGTGCTGATGGTTTATTTTCTTTCTTTTTTGCCATAATTATTAATTAATAATTAAATATTATTTTCGCATAATTGCGTGTATTATTTTGCATATCATAACCCTATCATATATACATATTTATATTATTTTTTA